CCCGGCGAACAGTGGCTCGTGTGGTGCGACCTCAATTCGGAGAGTGAAGCACTGGCGCACGGCATCCCAGATGCGGTAGAGGTCAAGGGCAGCGATAAGGCCTCGCTGAAAAGCTCTCGCCTGCTTAGTTTTTCAATGGGTTTTAGCCGAGCGCTTGTCACAAAGCCCTCTATCGCCGGATTCGGCATGAACTGGCAGAACTGCCACAAGATGATTTTTGTCGGTCTGTCCGACAGTTATGAGCAATATTATCAGGCCGTGCGGCGCTGCTGGCGTTTTGGGCAGTCTGAGCCGGTGGATGTGTACATCGTTATCAGTGCCCGCGAGGGCGCGGTCAAGGCCAATATTGAGCGTAAGCAGGCCGATTGCGATAAGATGCGGGCGGCGATGGGCGAACAGACACGCGAAATCGTCAAAAAGCAGTTGCAAAGCACCTGCCGCCTGACAACGCCCTATGAACCGCAAACGACTATGACACTGCCTGCATGGGAGGAATTTAGACATGAATGTGCTTAACCAGCTGATCGACAGCGCACAGCGCTGGGCAATGTATCAGGGGGATTGCGTGGAAACCCTGCGCGGCATCCCCGATAACAGCGTCCACTACTCCATCTTTTCCCCGCCGTTCGCCAGCCTGTACACCTACTCCAACAGTGACCGGGATATGGGCAACAGCAGCGACGGCGCGGAGTTCGCACAGCATTTCGGCTACCTCGTGGCGGAGCTGTACCGGGTCATCATGCCGGGGCGGCTGGTATCTATCCACTGCATGAATCTGCCCGCCATGAAATCCCGTGACGGCTTTATCGGCATCAAGGATTTTCGCGGTGACATTATCCGCGAGATGACCGAGTATGGGTTCATCTTCCATTCGGAGGTGTGCATCTGGAAAAACCCGGTCACGGAGATGCAGCGCACGAAAGCCCTCGGCTTGCTACACAAGCAGATCCGCAAGGATTCTGCGATGTCGAGGCAGGGGCTGCCTGATTATGTGGTGACATTCCGCAAGCCCGGTGAAAACCCTGAGCCTATCCCCCACGACCATGAATCGTTCCCGGTGGATGTGTGGCAGAAATACGCATCACCGGTCTGGATGGATGTGCGGCAGTCCAACACCTTGCAGCGCAAGAGCGCCCGCGATGAAAAGGATGAAAAGCACATCTGCCCGTTGCAGTTGGATGTAATCGAGCGGTGCATCGACCTGTGGACGAATCCCGGCGACATCGTGCTTGATCCGTTTGCGGGTATCGGTTCTGTGCCCTATCAGGCCGTTCTCACGGGTCGTCGTGGGCTAGGCATCGAACTGAAAGATAGCTACTACGCACAGGCCGTGAAAAACCTTGAGGGCGCGGCTAGTGAGGCCGACAGCCATGAAATCAACACCAATGTGCGCCTGCGCTGCCCCGTGTGCGGCATCAAGGTTGACGGCAAAATCTGCCCGCTGTGCGGTAAGGATTTGATGGCAAAGGAGGAGTAAAGCATGGAACGGACGACAAACTCTGCGGATGCCCGCCGCGCGGCGGACTATCTGTCCAGATATTGTAACGAAAACGGAACAGACGTTTGCAAGGGATGCTTTGCCCGTGAGGATAGCGGGTTTTGCATTTTATGCGAAAGTTCACCTAATAATTGGGAGTTACCCTCAATCTGGTCTGCACAGGACATCGTGCTCGCAAAGGCCATGATGCCGTTTGCAAAAACTATCGTCTGGCCTATTGAGGCGAAACCTAATCCGAATCACCGCTATTTTAAGGGCGAGGGACAGCGCACCATTCCGCTACCGACAGTGGCTTTTAATAATCTGCGTCCCGGCGAGATTATCAATCTAGCTGACATTGTGGGAGGTACAGACGATGCCCGATGACGTTTTGGAGATGATCGGCACGGCGGCACTGCTGGAACAACTCGCCGAGGAATCGGCTGAACTGGCGCAGGCCGCGCTCAAGATGGCCCGCAAGATACGCAACGAGAACCCCACGCCGAAATCCCGCGCGGATTGTGTTGCCAATCTGCAAGAGGAAATCGCGGATGTGGAATTGTGCATCAGTATTTTGCCCGCCGCACTGAATGACCCCGCCGAGGTCGGCAGGACGATGTCCGCAAAGCATTGGCGGTGGAACGAACGGCTACACGACGAAAAGCTCTGGGAGGTGAGCAGCCATGAGGATCGACATTCGGGACAGTAAATACTCCGTCATCTACAACGAAAAGACCGGCGCAGTTGAGGATGTCCTGTGGTGCAATGAAAGCGCCGAGGATTTGAAAAACCTCAATGTCGTGGCCGACATGGCCCGTGAACTGGCCGTGTATCGGCAGGCGGGTGTCGCTATGTTCGCCGGGGCAAAGGCCATCCGTGACCTGATTGAGCGCGGACGGCGCACCTACCATCAGCGTATTGTCCACGGTATGTGCGTCACCAACTACGATTTGCCCCTTGCAAAAGCTATGGATTTGCTGATGCAGGCGGGCGCTCTGGCGATGAATGAACGCGATGCCCTGCGCGAGTGCGCCAGCAGAACAGCCGCCGAGCGCCTTTTTAACTCGCTGTTGCGGTGAGGTGCCACTATGATGCACTTGAAAATCACCGATGAAATTCGGGAGCGCTGTCTGCGCGAGGCGGCGCATGATGCCCGCATCAATGATCGCATTGTCACATCCACCCCGCAGACCCTTGCCGAGCGTGGCATGACGATGCTCGGCAGTACCCGCGCCACCCCGCGCATCCGTTCCTACCTCTACTGTGACGCTGTGGATGCCTGTTTCTACTACGCCGGGGCGGTGCCCAGCGTCGTCGTGACCGCCCGCTGGACGGCTGACAGCCCAGACATCGCCGAGGGTTCTAAAAAGCTGCAAATCGCCGCTGAGGTCGTGCGCCGCATGATGACCGCGATGGATAAGGCGATGAAAGTCGAAAAAGACCGCCAATGGGCGGCATACATGGAGGAGCAAAAACTGAAATGAGCCATCCGACCACATACGCCGTTGACTTTGACGGCACCCTCTGCGAAAACGCCTACCCTGAAATCGGCGCACCCAATTTGCCCCTGATCGACAAACTCATATCTCGCCGTCGCCTCGGTGCAAAGATTATCCTGTGGACGTGCCGGGAGGGCGAGATGCTGACCCGCGCGGTGGAGTTTTGCCGCTGTTACGGGCTGGAATTTGACGCAGTGAACGACAACACCGAGGAATTAAAACGGGCATACGGCACCAACCCGCGTAAAATCGGCGCTGACTACTACATTGATGATAAGGCTATGCCACCCGATCTATTTGTATCATAGGAGGAATTAGAAAATGGTTATTTTGATAGCTATCGCAAAGGTTCTCATGGGGCTTTTTGTCATCGCTTTAGTTCTGGCGTTTATCACTGCCATCTTCCTGCTGGGAGCTATTGCGGCAACACTCGGAACAGCTACACAGCCGTTATTCGGGAGAGATCAGGAGGATGACGAGCCGGAGATGGTGAATCACCCTGACCACTACAACCGCCCCGGTCAGAAAGAGTGCATCGTCGAGATGGAGGAGAAGTTCGGGACGAAATATGTGCAGCATTTTTGCCTGTTGAGCCGCTACAAATACTTATACCGCTGCGGGCTGAAAGACGGCACAACGCAGGAATTGTCAAAAGCCGACTGGTATCGAGATAAGTTTCTTTCGCTGGGCGGTGACAGTGATTTGCTGAATATCTTACCTGATAACGCAAAAGCATCAGCATACCGCCGCATGGGCGGCAACGCCTGCATCAAAAAGGAGGCCACGAGCCATGAATGTTGAACTGATTGCCTATTCCTCCCCGATGCCGTATCAGTGCGGCACGGCCTGCTACTTCAACACCGTATATAACCCCATGCACATCATTGAGCAGGCCGCGAGTGTGTGCTATGACAGTGAGCCTGATTTTGTCAAATTCAAAATCGCCAAGGGGTGCGCTAAGACTGGGCATCTAAGTGTATATGAGCACGCCTATTTCACGTTCCATGTTAAGGGTATCAGCCGCGCCTGCCTTGCTCAGTTGACCCGGCATCGGCATTTCAGCTTTTCCGTGCGCAGTCAGCGGTATTGCAACGAAAGCCGCTCCGAGCCGGTGTTCCCCGCATCCACCGATGAAAATCAGGACGGCATCATTGCCGATGCTTACGATTACGCATGGGATGCCTATGACCGCTTGATTGAGAACGGCGTGGCAAAGGAGGACGCGCGGACGGTTCTGCCCAACGGCGCACCCACTGAGCTGTACATTTCTGCAAATGCGCGGGCGCTGATTGAGGCCAGTCACCTACGGCTTTGTTCCCGCGCACAGCAAGAAATCCGCAATATGTTTGATTTGATGAAGAAAGAAATTGCCCCCCTGTCCCCTGAAATCGCGGGCATGATGGTTCCGCAGTGTGAAACCAATCCCAAATACCAATTCTGCACTGAGGGCAAATCCTGCGGCAGACATCCCCGGCTGCAGGACGTACTGGCAACAGCTACACTGAAACAACTTGAGGAGGCTGACGAAAAATGAAATGTCTGTATAAAGTACCATTCAGCGGCTTTTTTATGGCCTATGCCGAATCTGCCGAGGAGGCAAAGAAAATGTCCCCCGATGATGGCGAGGTTATCTATTCTGAGCAATCCACGGGCGAGATCGAGGCTTGCCCCGATGGCGCGTCCATCCCGATTGACGATCATCACTGTCTGTTCATTGAACCGGCAGATGAAGATTTTGATGAGGGCATTTCCGAGGATTGGGAGGATGAGCTGTGAACACTGATATTGTTTGGGGTGGTCTGCTGGTGCTGGGTACTGTCTGCGCTACGATTCAGCACTACATCACCAAAAAGAGCGCTGAATCTGAAATCGCATCCCTGAAAATGCGCCTTGAGTTCGCCAAGCAGGAAACCCGCATCTGGAAAACCACCGCATATCGTCATGCCGATGATCGAAACCACGCCATCCACATGGCCCAATACTGGCGCAAGCAGGCTCTCAATGAGCATTTCGGTTTTGAGCCGGAAAAGGCAGCCCCGTCCCCTACTGTGGCCGAGGTCGTAAATGAGATGATGCGGTATGATGCTCTGATTCAGGCCGCGGGCTGGGCGCCCGCTAACAGCCCCGCAGAGGCCCCGTCTGAGGGTGAAACAGTCACAACAACAAAGGTATCGGACGAAGCCGAAACCGCCACACAGAGCGCCGCTGTGGGCGCAGAGGAGGGCGACCATAGTGATTGATTTTTCTGTCGATGAACGGGCGTTCAACTCCCGCAACAATCCTTACTACAACGATAAAGGCTATGCTGACCCTACCGCCTATCAGGGCATTGAGGCGGCAGCAACCAGTGAATACCGGGCACGATTCGATGCTATCGCCGCGCTTATCCACACGGTCAAGTACATTTGCGGGCTGGCGGGGTTTGAGGTCGTAGGCCGAATCACCCTGCGTCACAAGCAGAGCGGCGACATCTACAAGTGAGGAGGAAATCTGAGATATGGCTACACCGAATGAAAAAGAGGATGCCGAGGTTTATCCCGTAGTCATCCTCGACCCGAACGGCAACGATTACACAAAGGGCATCGCGGCATGGTTGACAACCATCGCAGAGCAGAATCCTCAAAATCTGGTGTGTATTGTCCGCACTTCTACCCCCAATGCACCGGGGCAATCCACATACACGCTCATGCGGTGGAAAACCAGCGGCATCGAATTATCCGAAATTGCCGGGTACTTATCATCCGTCGCCTCTGAGCTGTTCACCCGTGAACCGCCCGTCAGAGAAACCCCATTATAACGATAAAGCGAGGAAAACGGTCATGCAATTCGATAGACAAATTACTATAACCACCGGCGCATCCCGAAACGATCTCAACTGGAAACCTCAGCTGATGACCGTGGCAGAGCTGTATGACCGCCTGCGGAATCCTGTCCGTTCGACGGAAACGCTCGACGCATATATGCACCTGCCGAAACCTCAGCAGGACGCATTAAAGGATGTCGGCGGGTTCGTGGGCGGTTCCCTCAACGGCGGACGGCGCAAGGCTAATGCAGTGACCGGGCGTGACCTTGTGACGCTTGACTTCGATAATATCCCCGGCTGGGGCACCGATGAAATCGTGAGCCGCGTGAATGCCATCGGATGCAGCTATGCGATCTACTCCACACGCAAGCACTGCCCCAATAAGCCCCGCCTGCGCGTCGTAATCCCCCTTGACCGTACTGCTACCCCCGATGAGTACGAGCCACTGGCACGGCGGCTGGCGTGGCTGATCGGCATTGATAAGGCCGACCCTACCACATTTCAGGCGAGCCGCCTCATGTACTGGCCGAGCGCCTGCGTGGATTCGGATTATGTGTTCCGTTTCAAGGATGCGCCGCTGGCATCTGTGGCGTTTTTGCTGGGAACTTACACAGACTGGCGCAACATGGTCGAGTGGCCGCAGGTTCCCGGCGCTGCCCCGAACTACCAAAAGATGGCACTCAAGCAGGGCGACCCGCTGACAAAGCCCGGCATCGTGGGCGCGTTCTGCCGCGCCTATGACATCCGCACGGCGATGGACAAGTTTCTGCCCGGTATTTATACCCCGTGCATCATGGGCAGTGAGGAGCGGTACACCTATACGGGCGGTAGCACGGCGGGCGGCGCTATCATCTACGATAACGGCAAATTCCTGTACAGCCATCACGCTACCGACCCCTGCTCTATGCAGCTTGTGAACGCCTTTGATCTTGTTCGCCTGCACCTGTACGGCGATAAGGACGACAGCGCCCCCGGCAACACCCCGGTCAGCAAACTCCCGTCTTATAAGGCGATGTGCGAAATGGCGATGCAGGATAGCGCGGTGCAGGCCATCTACAACAAAGAGCAGTTTGCCCAGTTGCAGGCCGATTTTGGCGCTATCGCTCCCGTCCCCGGCAACGGGCCTCAGCAGACCCCCGGCGACAGTGACGGCGCCGAGCCTGTGCAGGGCGAGGTCATCGGCGATGACGGTCAGCAGACCGACCCCAACGCATGGCTGGGCTATATCCAGCGCGATGAAAACGGTAAAATCAAACAGACCATCGACAATGTTCTGCTGATTCTCAACAATGACCCCCGCCTGTGCGGGCGGTTCATGCTGAATGAGTTCAGCGGGCGCGGCGAGGTGCTGTACCCCCTGCCGTGGGACAAAGACCCCGACAAATTCAAGCGGCGGGCATGGGCTGATTCGGACATCAGCGCAATGTACTGGTACATGGAAAAGGGATACAAGATTACAAAGCGCAACGCCATCGACGCGGGGCTGGACATCCATGCGGCTACACACGCATTTAACGAGGTGCAGAATTTCATCAAGGGTCTGGCGTGGGATGGAGTGCCCCGACTGGATACACTGTTCATCGATTACCTCGGTGCTGACGATTCCCCCTATACCCGCGCCGTTACCCGCAAGGCGTTTGTCGGTGCTGTGGCCCGCGCGATGGAACCAGGATGCAAGTTCGACAATATGCTGATTCTGTGCGGGCCGCAGGGCCTCGGCAAGTCCACGCTGCTGGACAGAATGAGCAAAGGCTGGTACAACGACAGCATCCGCACATTTGAGGGCAAAGAGGCATCCGAGCTGCTGCAAGGCGTATGGCTGGTAGAGGTAGCTGAGCTTGACGCTTTCCGTAAGACCGATGTTTCCCGCATCAAGCAGTTTTTGAGCCTGCGCTATGACCGCTACCGCGCCGCCTATGGTCGTAATGTAAAGGAACTGCCCCGCTGCTGTGTCTTTTTCGGCACCTGCAATGTCAGCGATTTTCTGCAAGATACCACAGGCAACCGCCGTTTCTGGCCCGTGGACGTAGGGCAAGGCGATCTGATTCACCGTGCATGGGATTTGACCGATGACGAAATCAATCAGATTTGGGCTGAGGCAAAGATGCGCTGGATGATGGGAGAGCCGCTGTTCCTGACCGGCGATTTGGCAGACGTGGCCCGCGCACGGCAGGAAGATCACCGCGAGGCATCCGTCCGCGAGGGTCTTATCCGTGATTTTGTGGAGCGTGATGTTCCCACGAACTGGCTTGAGTGGCCGCTGGACAAGCGCCGCGATTACTGGGCTGGGGCTTGCAAGGGGCAGGACATCCCGACGATGCCCCGTGACCGCATCTGTGCCGCCGAGGTTTGGTGCGAACTTTTCAACGGCGCCCCGCGCGACATCAAGCAGGCAGACACCCGCGAAATCAACGCCGTGCTGGCAAGCACCCCCGGATGGGAGGCTAACCGGGGCATGAAGTTTGGGCCGTACAAGCAGCAGCGCGGTTATCGGAGATTCAACAGACAGGTGTAATGTGTATAAAAATCAACTGACACTTTAGGCCAAAAAGCTGACACTTCCTTATATGCCAAGTGTCAGAACCGTCAGAAGTGTCAGTCAAATATGAAAAAATTGTGAACAAGCGCACTGACACAACTGACACGCAAAATACAAGTGTCAGTTAAAGTGTCAGCCTAAATTTTAACGATGTATCGTTGCAATATATCTATAACTGACACTTCTGACACTTAAAATAAATAAAAATAAAAATAAGTAAAATAACGCGCGTGAGAGCGCATATACCCCTGTATTTACGGGTCTATACGCGCGTGCGCGTGTGTCAGTCAGGTGGACAAGCGCGGCGGCGATGCCGCGAAAAAGATGGGAGGTTATTAGGATGCCGGAATTGGAAAAGGTCATCGAGCGCAAGCTGCGTGACGGTGTGAAGAAATTGGGCTGCGGGGCGCGATGCCTGAAATTTGAAAGCCCCGGCACATCTGGGGTGCCCGATAGGATGATCCTGTTGCCGGGAGGTCGTGTCGTGTTCGTGGAGCTTAAACAAGTGGGCAAGCGGGAGCGGATGCGGCAGACGTATGTACAGAATCAGATGCGGCGGCTGGGCTTTACCGTGTTCAGCACGGTATCGACCCCGGAACAGGTGCAGACGATTCTCAGCCATTGCGAGGAGGTCATGCGGCAAGATGGATTGTAAAGAGTTCCACCCCTACCCCTATCAGCAGTTTTGCATCCAGCACATCATCGATCACCCCGCTGCCGGGCTTTTTGTGGACATGGGCATGGGCAAAACCGTGATGACGCTGACCGCGTTTAACTATCTCAAGTATTATGCGTGGCAAATTCGGCGATGCCTCGTCATTGCGCCGAAGAAAGTTGCCGAGGCAACATGGCGCACCGAAATTTCAGGGTGGCAGCATCTGCGGCATCTGCGCTGCTCCGAGGTGCTGGGAACAGCTACACAACGCCGCGCCGCGATGGCAGTGGATGCCGACATCTATGTGACGAATCGGGACAATGTGCAGTGGCTTGTCAAAGAGTACGGCAAGGCGTGGCCGTTTGATATGGTCGTGCTGGATGAATCGTCATCATTCAAAAACCATCAGGCCAAGCGGTTTAAGGCCCTGCGGTCAATGCGACCCAAAATCAAGCGCATTGTGGAATTGACCGGCACCCCCTCGCCGCACGGCCTCATGGACTTGTGGGCGCAGATTTACTTGCTGGACGGTGGGCAGCGGCTGGGCCGCACGATCTCTGTTTACCGCGATATGTACTTTGAGCCGGACAAGCGCAGCAGATCGCAAATATTTACTTACAAGGCCCGCCGGGGCGCGGCAGATGCCATCTATGCCGCCATCAGTGATATTTGCATCAGCCTGTCCAGCGATGACTATTTGACCCTCCCTGACCGCATTTATGATGAGATACCCGTCAAGCTGGATGCCGCCGCCGCGTACAAGCGATTGGAGCGGGATGCACTGTTGCAAGTGGACGAATCGACCATCACAGCAGGCACGGCGGGAGTGCTGGCGGGCAAGCTGTTACAGCTTTGCAACGGCGCTGTGTACGATGAGGATGGCAAGGTCATCCCCGTCCATGACTGCAAGCTGGCTGCGCTTGTGGAGCTGATCGAGGGTCTGCACGGTCAACACGCCTTGCTGTTCTACTGGTTTCAGCACGACCTTGCCCGCATCCTCGCCGCCCTTGAGCCGCTGGGTCTGCGGGTGCGCGTATACAATGGCCCCGACGATGAACGGGCATGGAACGCGGGAGAGGTGGACATTCTGCTGGCCCATCCCGTGTCCTGCTGCTACGGCCTCAACCTGCAACACGGCGGGCATCACATCATCTGGTTTGGGCTGACATACTCGGCGGAGGTTTATCTGCAGGCGAACAAGCGGCTACACCGACAAGGGCAGACGCATCCCGTCGTCATCCATTCGCTGGTCGTGCAGGGCGGGCAGGATGAGGATGCCATCGCAACGGTCATGGGCCGTGTCACCGAACAAAACCACCTGCTGGAATCACTAAAAGCAAAAATCATCACGGCAAAGGAGGCCGTCTGACTATGACGATGAAAGAGTTATCTCAGCTCCATTGGCTGAATTTAGAGATTGACCGTGATAAACAGCACCTTGCAGAGCTTGAGGCCCGCGCCACATCCCCCGGCGGGCCGAATATGTCCGGGATGCCCGGTGGCGGCGGTGCGGGGTCGAGTGTCGAAAGTGACGCGATAGCCATTATCGAGCTGAAAGAGCAGATCAGGGGCAAGCTGGCCCGCGCTATGGCAGAGCGTGACCGTATCACGGCGTACCTTGACGGCGTGGACGATGCACAGTTGCGGCTCATTATGCACTTGCGCTTTGTGGATGGCCTGTCGTGGGCGCAGGTGGGCGCAAGCGTGGGCGCGGGATACACCGGCGATGCCTGCCGTATGGCCTGCAAGCGCTATTTAGCAAAAACCGCATAGAAAAAAGCGAACAAAACGAACAATTCAACGTAAAATATTGATTGTTCGCTCCCATGCGCGTATTATGTATTTGCGGGTTTAGGGCGAGGGAGTTCTGGGCGCTCCCTCGCTCGTGCTTTCCCCGCTGTCACCTCCAAACGCCGCTGCGTGAATAAGCGCGGCGGCGTTCGTGTTTGCGCCGAGGTGGCAAAAGCCCTATACGCTGGGTGCGCCTCTCACGCCCGGCGCTGTGCAGGCCCTTGACCCCTGCACTAAATTTGCCGCGATAGCCACAGGGCGCTGCGCTCCCAAAAGCGCGGTAGGGTGCAAGGCCCTTATGCGGTTCCATTAGGCCATTGCCGCCGTCCGGCCATTGCGGCGGCACAAGTGATCTGCACCTCCCCAGTGATGGTAAATTGCGGCTTGTAACCTCATTCACGCGGTTCCACCGCTGGCGGTTTCGATCAGTGGCCTATTTATATTGCACAGTAGAGCACTGGTAGCTCGGCAGGTTCATACCCTGCAAGTATCTGGTTCGATTCCAGCCTGTGCAACCATGCGAGGCTTGAGGGCATTTCACCTCGCGGCGCGTCCACGGCAAAACGGGCTTTTTCTCCTTTCCCCGTATGACGCGCCTAATTTTGGAATCGCGGCGTATTTCTACGGAGTGCGCCTGATTTTGGCTATTATCGCGGTTCGCCGCGAGGGCCGACGACGGTATTGCCGCCGTTGACCTGCCCCTATATTACGCGCCGCAGTTGTGACACTGTGGCGCATTTTTATTGCTTTCCCGGAGGTCTATGGTGTACCGCACAGAGCGCAATTACGAAAATCTCAATAAGGGCATTTTCCCCGGCGCTGGGCGGTTCGACATCCCCATCCTGCGGCCCGAATTGACTACGGCTGAAAACTGGATAAGTTTCAACTACGCCAAAGGGTGCGAGGAGCCGTCAGAGCATGGCGTTCACTTCTTCGTTGACGATTACCAATTCAACCGCATCTGGGCGCATCCCGATAACTACCTCGGCATGATGGCGCGGTTCGATACCGTATGCACCCCCGATTTCAGCACATATACAGACTTTCCCCGCATTATCCAGATTTACAACCATTACCGCAAGCACTGGCTGGGCGCCTATTGGCAGGCCCACGGCATCAAGGTTATTCCGACCATCTCATGGAGTACGCCGGATAGCTTTGCATGGTGCTTTGACGGTGAGCCGATAGGCGGCGCGGTGGCTGTGTCGAGCGTCGGCACACAGGCAAGCCCCGAATCGGCAGACCTGTTCATGGCCGGGTACAATGAGATGCTACGGCGCTTACAACCCGCGCAGATCATCTTCTATGGCAAGGTGCCCGCCGGGTGCGAGGGAAACATTTTTCACGTTACAGCGTTTCAGGAAAAACTCAAGGCGCGAGTAAAGGGCAAGAAAGATCCCCGCAATGTACTGGAGGGCGGCGCATAATGGGCGGTAGAGGTTCCGGCAGCAGCCTTGGCGGTGGTGCAAGTTTAAGAAACTTAAAAGCGCAAGAAAAAAAGCTTGATGCACAAATTGACAAACTGAAGAAAAAGTTGGCAGATTACGCATCAAAAAATCCTGCGTGGAATATGCCAAGCGGATATTACGATGTACAAAGAAAAAGACAGGCGCTTGAGGAACAGCGGCGAGCGATTACCAATAAAATAGTGACCGCAAGCAAAGGTACGCCCGATGCAAAAACAAGTGGAAAAACATTCGTAAATTCTTTTGGAGAAGCCACAAAAAGAGAAATCACTACCTCAACGTACAAAAATAACCAAGCAAAGCTCAGTAAGGAAATCATGGGACTTGTCGGTGGCGCGGCCAAAAGCAAAAAGGGGCATCCCAGATGACTGATTCGCAAATTTAATATACTAAGCGCTGAAATTTCAAAACTGACATTGCGGCGCTTTTTTATTTACAAAATCAGCGCATAGCGCTATAATGGAGGTTGAACATGGGCGGCAGAGGCGGTAAAGGCAACATCAACGGTTTTATCGACTGGCTGAGTAAAGAGGGCAAGGGCGGCGGTTCGCCGCATCCGCTTGATATTTCCAAGTTTGGCAATATGACCCTTGAGGATGCAGAACGCCGCATCCGCAATCTGAAACATGAGGAGCTTTTCGTTTTCGACAAAGACGGCAAGCTGGTCGAGGCGTACAAGGGCAATTCTCATTCTGTTTCGTTCCCGATGTCCGTTTTGGACTATAAGGGCGCAACCGTCACGCACGGCCATCCTAAAGGCGCAGCAGATTTCGGAGGCACGTTCTCTTTTGCTGATGTCAAAAATATGCTTGAGTCCAAATGGGCAGAGCATCGCGCCACGGCCAGCGGCCAAGGCGAGATGAACTACATCATGCGTAAGGGGCAGGGTGCAAAACCGAAAGCCTTTTATAACCAGATCAACCGGGACTATAAGCAGATCGAGCGCTATTTGTCTGATCGTTACACAAAAGCGTATGATGACGCGCTCAAAGATGGCAAAAGCAAACAATCCGCTATGCACGCGGCCCGCCAGATGGCCGTTGGTTATCTCAACGACTACTGGCGGCGCACGGCCCCTAAGTTTGGCTATGAGTTTATCACCCGCAAAAAGGATTACACCTACAACCGCTAATTTCGATGAATTGAGAGGAGATTCGACATGGCAAAGCAGAGAACTATTGAAACTGATGGCAGCTTTTTTGATGACCTGCGCAGCATGGAGCGCCGCATCCTGACGGAGCGGGGCGACACTGAGGCACTTGCCATTCTCGATGCCGAGGATGCCGAGGCAAATGCCGAAGATGACGCAGACGACGAATAATTTCATCGCAAAGTAACTGAATACCCCTTAGCACTCAGCGCTGAAATGCGCCGGGTGCTTTTTTTATTTTTACCGATAGGAGGTGGCAGCAGATGCCCGAAAATACCGAGGCTATGCCGGAGATCAGCGCAAGCCCCGCGCCGCAAGACGCGAAGCCCGCCGACACCGGCGAGAAAAAGCAGAAAAAGCCTCGCAATACGTCCGGGATGAAACCGCCACTGAATCAGCTCCCCCCGGAGGAGGCGTTCGCCATCCGCTCTAAAGGCGGCAAGGCGGCGGCTAAAAAGCGTCGGGAGGAGAAGCTGGTAAAGGATGCCCTGCTGAACCTGCTGACAAAACCCCAGCACAAGAAAAAGGGCGGCAAGGCCCACTACAAGGCCAGCGCCGAGTTGACGAGCTATGATGACGTGTTCTCTGAGAATACGACCCTCATGGTGCAGATGCTCATCCCCCTTATCCAATCTGCCATCAATGGCAACATTGAATCCCTGTTCGCCATTCTGCGCGTTCTGGGGCAGGAACCGGGCACCCCCGGCCAGTTTGGCGTTGACGAGTTTACCCCGCCTGAGCCACCCACAGAGGGCGCAGACGGCCCCGGCAAGTCTGCGCCTGCCGATGACCCTAATGCGGTGCGCATCCACCTGATACGCGGCGAGAAGCCCGCCCCCGTGGCTGAGGGCGATGTCCCGGCAGTGGAGCAAGCTGACGCCGATCAGGCAAACGCGGCTACACCCGTCACGACCCCTGCCGATGGGGAGGCGGTGCCTGATGCCTGATGTTTACATCGAAGATGTTATCGCGCCTAACTATGACGAACTGCTGGATGATGTTCTCGATCATCGGCACTCGCAATATCTTCTCAAGGGCGGGCGCGGTTCACTGAAATCATCCTTTATCGGCTTTGCCATCCCGCTGATTATGGTTCAGCCGGGAAACGAGGCTTGCAATGCGGTCATATTCCGTAAGACCGCCAACACCCTGCGCGATTCCGTTTACAGCCAGATGGTCTTTGCCATTGACAAGCTAGGCCTTAACAGCGAATTTATCTGTCATGTTTCCCCCATGAGTATCACCCGGAAAAGCACCGGGCAGACGATTCTTTTTCGCGGTCTTGATGACCCGATGAAGCTGAAATCGTTGAAATTCCCCAAAGGGTACTGCGCCATCACATGGTTTGAAGAAGCGGACATGTTCGATGGGATGAAAGAAATCCGAAACGTGCTGCAATCTACCAACCGTGGCGGCTCTAAGTTTTGGATCTTCATGTCGTTCAACCCGCCCATCACCCTGAACAACTTTATGAATCAGGAGGCGCTTGTCCAGCGCCCCGATAGGCTGGTTCATTCCAGCACTTATCTGACCGTGCCGCCTGAATGGCTCGGTCAGATGTTCTTTGATGATGCGGAGCTGTTGCGGCAAACCAACCCCCGCGCCTATGAACATGAGTATCTGGGCATCCCCACGGGCACGGGCGGCGAGGTGTTCAGCAACCTTGAGCTACGCGAAATCACTGATGCCGAGATTGCATCGTTCGATTACATCTATGAGGGCATCGACTGGGGCTGGTACCCTGACCCCAACCATTGGAGCAAGATGTGCTACCGCCCCTCGCAGATGACGCTCTATATTTTCGATGAACTGCGCTGCAATAAAACCCCGAATGAGGTTTTCTGGCAGCGCTTGCAGAAAGAAAAGAACGTAACATCGCAAGACCTCATTATTGCAGATAGTGCGGAGCCGAAATCCATTGCGGACTTGAAAGCCTACGGCGCATCCATCCGCCCCACTGAAAAGGGGCCGGATTCTGTGCGGTACAGCATGAAATGGCTGCAATCGCTGGTAAAAATCGTCGTTGACCCCAACCGATGCCCGGAAACGGCGCGAGAGTTTGCCGAATACGAATACGAGCGCACCAAAGACGACGAATTGACCGGGCAATACCCCGATAAGGATAACCACAGCATTGACAGTGTGCGGTACGCGCTCAATCCAATCTGGAAACGGCGCGGCCTGTGAGGTACAGCCCATGTCTATTTTTTCAAGTATCTATACCATGATAAGGCAGGTGTTAGGCAGAGTGATTCCGTATCAGAATATTCAGCAGGTGGAGAACATCGACACCCCGCTGTCGCAGGAGATGCAGATTGCCCTCGAAGCATGGCACCGGGCGTATCTGGACAAGCCCACCTACAAAAACGAGCAAGTCAAAACCCTCAACATTCCTGCGTTCATCGCGTCCGAGATTTCCCGGCAGGTCACGCTTGAATTTAAGTGGAGCATCACGGCGGGCAAGGATGACGGCACCGGCGAGGACATCACCAACCCGCGCTCGGAATTTCTGAGCAAAGAGTTTGAAAAACTGGCTACACAATTACGGAGCAAAACCGAGATCGGATGCGCGGCTGGTGGCATGACGATAAAGCCGTATGTCCGTGACGGGCATATCTATTTCGACTATACCCCCGATTGGGATTTGTACCCCATCGCTTTCGGCGATGATGGCGACCTGTCCGATGTCGTTTTCCGTGATATGTTCTCGGAGGGCAAGACCTACTATTCCCGCCTTGAGCGACACACCGTCGAGGGTGATAAGATCAAAATCACGCAGCGGGCTTTTAAGTCCAGTTCGCGCGATGCTCTCGGCAAGGAAATCGCCCTGACGGAAGTGCCGCAGTGGAAAGACCTCAAGCCCGTGGTCTATGTCAACAATGTGGATGGACAGCTTTTTGGCTGGTTCCGCGTGGCCTCGGCAAATACCGTTGACCCGATCTCCCCTATGGGCGTGGCCGTGTTTGCTAAGAGCATGGACACCATCAAGGAGGCTGACACACAGTACAGCCGTTTGCTGTGGGAGTTCGAGGGCGGCGAAATGGCCGTTGACGTTGACCCGATGGCGCTGCGGCCCATTGATGGCGTTATGCGTAACGGCGCAAAGGCTATGGAAACCCCTAAACTGAATGAGCGCCTGTTCCGTGCGGTCGATCTGGGCAGCGATGATACCTACCATGTATTTGCCCCGCAGTTGCGTGACAGCTCTCTTGTGGCCGGTCTGAATCAAATCCTGATGAAGATTGAAGATCAGTCCGGCCTCGCTCGTGGCACCCTCTCCGATGCCAACACAGAGGCCCGCACGGCCACTGAGTTGACTATCCTGCGCAATCGCACCTATACCACCATCGCCGACAACCAGCAAGCCCTTGAGCGGGCGTTGCGTGAAGTCGTACGGGCGATGGATAAGTATGCTGACCTGTATAACCTCGCCCCTGCCGGTGAATATGAGGTGTCGTTCGATTGGGATGATTCCGTTATCGCCGATACCGAAACCCAGTTGCAGCAGCGGCTCCTCCTGCTCAATAACGGCATGATGAGCAAAATTGAGATGCGTATGTGGTTCTTTGGTGAAACCCACGCACAGGCCGAAAAAGCCTTGCAGGAAGTCCGGCAGGAAAAAGTCAGCGAAATGCAGGCCGCTATGGCTATCCAGCAGCCCAACCCCGACCAGAGTGATGTCACTGTTCCCCCGGATGATGGCAGCGGTGCCGATCAGGATGGGAGCAACCCGGCTACACTGTTCGGGAGTGGCCTCGGCGAGGAGCGATGACCCGTGCTGACCCAGAAAGAGCTTGATGCCGCCGTTCGCAAAATGATTGCGAATCTGGATGAAGTCAATCTGTATTTCATCCAGAAAATAGCGACCCAGATAAAGAAAATCGGCGAGATGAACCCCACCAGTATACACCGCTATATGATCATGCTGGAAATTGGTGCAGACATTGCTGATATTTCCGGCAAACTCCAAGCCGCAACCCGGCTGACACAGCAGCAGATGGCCGTTGTGTACAACACCGCCTTGCAGGATAACTTTACTGACCCGCGATTCAAAGCCGCGCTGCCGGCGCATCCGCTGCCCCGTGAGGAGAATCAGCGACTTGTACAGTACACGCGCAACATCGCCGCGCAGACCTCCGGGGCGCTGCAAAACCTGTCCAACACTACGGCCATATCCGTGCCCTATCAACAGGCCATAGATAAGGCCATTTTGAGCGTGTCCACCGGCATGACCGACTACAAATCGGCTATGCGGCAGACCATAAAAGACATAGGCTGGGCAGGAATGCAGGTGCAGTACGCAAGCGGCTATCACCGTCGCCTTGATACCGCCGCCCGCCAGAATATCATTGACGGGGCGTGTCAAATCGCCCAGCACAGCGCCGATGAAATCGGCAAGGCGCTGGGCTATGATGCTGTGGAGCTGTCCGCGCATCTCAACAGTGCCCCCGACCATGAGCCGGTGCAGGGTCATGTTTTCCTGCTGGCTGAATACGCCAAGATGCAGGCGGGCATGGCCTGTGTGGATGTGAACGGTCATCACTTTGCAGGATTCAAGCGTCCTATCGGCGAGTGGAACTGCGGGCACTTTGCCGCGCCGTTCAGCACCGAATACTCGGTGCGCAAATATTCCGACCACCAACTGGCGGCATGGATAACGTCAAACCATGCGGGCGTGACTATCGGCAGCAAAGAGGGTCTGACCCTCTATCAGTGTTCGCAGATGATGCGGAAAATCGAAACCGATACCCGCCGCTGGAAAGATGTTGCTATTGCGGCACGGGCCGCTGATGACGATGACCTGCGCCGTGAGGCACAGCAGCACATCAACGCTCTAAGTACCCGCTATAATCTCATTGCCAAGCAATCCGGGCTGTCACAGCGCCGTGACCGCATGGCAGTGGATGGCTTTAGGGCCATAAAGGTAAGCGCCTGAAACGGCGCTTTTTCTGTGTTATCACGCCGTTTTGGCTGATAAATAAATACCCGGCATTGCAGGGAAATAAATGCGATGGCGCGACATGCGCGGAGTGGCCGCGCGATTATAAGCTAAATCAATCGCGGCGAAAGGACAATCTTATGGAATTGCTCAAAAATCTGTTTTCTGAGGGCGAGGCACTGACCTACGACCAGTTGACCGAAAAGATCAGCGCGGCGGGCCTGAAACTCGCCAATATCGCGGACGGTTCCTACGTCAGCCGCGATAAGATGGATTCCAAGGTCAAAGGCTTGCAGGGTCAGATTTCCGACCTGCAGGGGCAGGTCAAGCAGCGTGACACCGACATGGCCGAATTGCAGACCAAGTTGACCGCTGCACAGACCGATGCTGACAAGCTGGCATCTGTTCAGTCTGACCTCGCGGCACTGCGTCAGCAGCGCGAGAATGACGGCAAGGAATGGGAGCGGAAAATCGCCGCGCAGGCGTATGAATTTGCCATCCGCGAAAAGGCGGGCGAGGTCAAGTTCAGCTCCAATGCCGCGAAAAAGCAGTTTATCGCGGATGCCATCGCCAAGCAGTTTAAGCAGGACGAGAACGGCAAGATGCAGGGTTACGATGAGTTTCTGACCCGGTACAAGGCCGACGACCCCGGCAGTTTTGTCGTTGACGAACCTGCCCCGGCCAAGAAAGGCCCGTCTATCACCGTTCCGGCAAAGCCCGATGGGGGCACACACAAAATGAGCTTGTCCGAGCAGATGGCGGCAGCAAATGCCGATCCCAACTTCGTGCCCGATTTCGACTAATCGAGCTACACCAACCGAACCCCTAAAAAATCAATAGGAGGCAAAACCACATGGCAATCTTTGATTCCAAAAACTTCAATGGTAACGTGTTCAAGCAGTATGTTGACCGCGTTCCCAACCTGAACCGCAACGAGCTGATTAAGTCCCGCGCCATCAAAAAGCGTCAGGACATCGCCGACTCTATGAGCGATCAGGTCGGTGGCAACTACGTCACCATTCCCCTGCGCGGCATCATCAGCGGCGCGGTTCCCCAGAACTATGACGGCTCTACCAACATCACCGGCAACCCCACCAAGACTTTCTCCCACTCCCGCGTTGTCGTGGGCCGCGCGCAGGCATGGACTGAGCGCGACTTCTCCTACGACATCACCGGCGGCGAGGATACTCTCGCTGACGTCGCATCTCAGATCGGTGAATACTGGGAGGAAGTCGATCAGGCCACCATCATCAAGATTCTGACCGGCATCTTCGCTATGAAAGATGCTGAGGGCGTGAAGTTCGTCCGTGAGCACACCTACGATGTCACCGGCAAGACCAACTCCGAGGGCGCTCTGGGCCTGATGGACGGCACATCCCTGAACACCGCTATGCAGCGTGCCTGCGGTGATAACAAGGGCGCTTTCAGCCTCGCTATCATGCACTCTGCCGTTGCAACTGGCCTCGAAAATCTCAAGCTGCTGGCGTACATGAAGTACACCGACAAGGACGGTATCGAGCGTGAGCTGCAGATTGGCACCCTGAATGGCCGCGCTGTTCTGGTTGACGACACCATGCCCGCCGTGGAAACTGTCACCACCATGGAGGTGCAGGGCGTTTACACCATCACTGTCAGCACTGCTGGCGTGAACAGCGACACCATCACCGTGGATGGCCAGACCTATACCTTTGCCACATCCACCTCCACCGCCAACAAGACCCTCAAGACCGGCGATGCCGCTGCTGAGGCTCAGGCTCTGAAAACCGTGCTGTCTGCCCAGTATGAGGGCAAGTTCATCGTCACCGTTTCCGGCGCTGTCGTTACCCTCAAGCAGATTTTCGGCGGCGAGGGCAAGCTGCCTGTCGTGACCGTCAATGGCACTGTCAAGGCCGCTGCCGCTCAGACCACCGCAGGCGTGGCTAAGGTGTCTCAGACCCGTTACACCACCTACGTTCTGGGCGACGGTGCTATCGAGTACACCGACTGCGGCGCTAAGGTGCCCTACGAGATGGATCGTGATCCCCACACCAACGGCGGCGAGGACACTCTCTATGGCCGTCAGCGCAAGTGCTTTGCCCCCTACGGCATCAACTTCACCAAGGCCAAGATGAAGAGCCTGTCTCCCACCGATGACGAGCTGGAGGACGGCGAAAACTGGGAACTGGTGAACTCCAACGAGGCCGAGGGCAAGCAGTACATTGCCCGCAAGGCTATCCCCATCGCCCGCATCCTGTCTCTGGCCTGATCTCTAGCCACTTAGGAGGTTTACACATGGCACACGATATGTACCTTACTTATGAAGAATACATAGGTTTAGGCGGCACCGTTGATGCCGCTGCGTGGCCTCCGCTGGAATGCGCTTGCAGAAAACGCATTGACCGCTTGACGGATTCCCGTGTCCAGAACATGACCGAGATTCCGCGAGCGGTCAAGCTCTGCGTTTTTGCGCTGGCGCAAATGGAAAGTGTTGTCGGCGCCGTGGCACAAGTCACATCACCCACAATCACATCGTTCAACACGGATGGCTACACCGAAAACCATGGGAACGTGCCGAACGCCGAGGAGGCAGCCAAACAGATGAACGCCATTGCGGCGGATATGCTGTACGGCGAGCTGGACGATTACGGCGTTCCCCTGCTGTATAGAGGAGTGAGGTAAGATGCAGCTTTGCAATGATACCATCACCCTTTACAATCGGCGATTCGACCCGGAACAGGATTGCGACGTTTACGAGCGTACCATCATCCGGGGCGTTCACTGGTTCAATTCTGATGCAACCACCGTTGACAGCACAGGGCTGAAAGCGGCAAACAAGGTCACAATCCGTATCCCTGTTGATGCAGATTTCGGCGGCAAGGCATATTTGCCCCCTAAGCAGTATGCCGCCGCCGATGACCCTGCCGCCGCTTTCACGTTGGCCGCTGGCGATCTCGTAATTCTGGGCGTTGGTGCTGAGGGCTTGCGTCCCTCCGCCATTCATGATGTTTACTCCGAGGCCGCAACTATCTTGCAGGTTACAGACAATCGTCGTGCTCCGCAGGCGCGGCATTGGAAAGTCGTAGGTGCTTAATGCAACTGTCAGTAGATTCGCGGTTTGATTTCGATAGCATAAACACTATTCTTACCAACCATGGCTTTGGAGATCATGGAATTGTCCAAAAGGTCATTGATAACGCGGTAATACGATGGTGCATGGATTACACTCCTGCGGACACATTTATGCTTGCAAAAAGCCCCTACGCCGCATCTGATATTGGCTCTGGCATCATCGTGTACCCCGGCCCTTATGCGCATTATATGTACAGGGGCGAAGTTTATGGCCCGAATATTCCCGTTTTTGATGACAACAGTGGAACGCCTACACGATTTTTCTCTCGTCCCGGCGAGAGAAAAACTCCCACTGGCAGAGCAATTCAGTACAAAACTGATAAAAACGCTCTAGCCGGGCCGTTTTGGGCCGAACGAATGAAAGCCGATCACATCGATGACATTGTAAGGGAGGCAAAAAATGCCGCAGGTATCAAATAGCACTGAGGGAATCCGGAAGTGGTTTAGGCAATGCCCGCTGCTATCTAAAAACAAACGATTTGGTGCTGATTACCTCGGCGAAAACCCAACCGAATACGCCATTTACGCATCACCATCCACTCTGACCTACCATGAGAACATCCTCGGAGATTATGTTCTGGATGATAAGCAGACTCAAAACTATATTTTTGCTACGCGTGAGAATTTTGGGGCCGATGTCAAACAAAACTCCGACAATCTCGCTTTTTATACAGGTTTGATTGCATGGATGGTAGAGCAGAACAATGCCCGAAACTACCCCTGCATAGAGGAGGGTCGGGTTTGCGCTATCGTTCCCACACTGACCGCGTATCCATCGCAGATTGGTGTTGATAGCGCAAAATATCAGATTCAGATACAAATCACATATAGGAGAAACTGAATATGAAGATCGAACGCAAATACATGGCGCACTATCTGAATGCCCATTTTGCAAACGACAGTGAGGGCACCGCCGAGTATGTACGCCTTGGCAAAGATTTGGAGGAGTATTCCCCCGAGTTGAGTGCCAATGTCGAGAAAAAGCAAAACATTCTCGGTAACACGTCCGTGACGATCGACAGCTACCAGAAGCAGGGCGAAGTCAGCCCCTACTACGCCGAAAAGGGCGACCCTCTGTTTGAGAAGCTGCAGGCCATCATTGATGGCAACATGGTTCTGGACGACCTCAAAACCGACATTGTGGAGGTCAAGCTCTGGAACGAGGAGGCATCCGGCGCTTTTCCCGCTGTGCGCGAGGAGTGCTACATCGAGGTCTCCAGCTACGGCGGCGACACCACTGGTTACCAGATCCCGTTCAACATTCACTACACTGGCGTGAAGACCACGGGCACGTTCAACCCGAGCACGAAGGCCTTCACCGAGGCCTAAGCATAACGGAGGTGTACAATGGAACTGAAAATCGACAGAGGCCTTAAAAGCTACGAGGTTAAAGACCTTGACGACACCCTGCTGGGCACGATTTATGTCAACCCTGCGGATTTTGGCATTGCGGCACGACTGGAGGAGGCCCGCCGTGCCATTCAGCAACTGGCCGATGGGCTGGCATCGGATGCAAATGCAGACGTGGATAAGATCATCGAGGCCGACAAGCTCATCAAGGAACAGGTCAATTACATCTTCGGCAGCGATGCATCCTCGGTGTTCTTCAAAGGGGTTTCTGCCCTAGCGCTGCTCCCCGATGGCTCCATGGTCTTTGAAAAAGTCCTCCAAGCCGCTGTCCCCATCATTGAGGATGCGGTCGGCAAGGCCATCAAGGCCAGCCAAATGCGTGTGCAGAAACACGCTGGTGCCTACACGAACACGGCCAAGGGTCTGGCCCCCGGCCAGAAAGCGTGAGCGCTTGGGAACTGCCCACAACCGTAGATGTAGATGGTCAGAATTTTGCCATCCGATCTGATTTCCGAGCTGTACTTGATGCCCTTGCGGCGTTAGCAGACCCGGAAATGACTCAACAGGAACAGTACGCTGCCTGCCTTGAAATTCTATACCCAAAATGGCAAGCGCTGCCCGACGCAAATGCTGCGTTACGGGCAGCGTTTTTGTTTATCAATGGCGGACAACCCGAAGAATCTACAATTCCACGTCCTCGAATTGTAGACTGGGAACAAGATGCATCCTTAATCGCACCTGCTGTTGATAAAGTACTGGGGTACAGTTGCCGCCGATGTGAGTATTTGCATTGGTGGGAGTTTCTCGGAGCTTTCTACGGTATTGGAGATGGGCTATTTGCTCAAGTCGTAAGTATTCGATATAAAAGGGCTCACGGAAAAAAACTTGACAAGAGCGAACAGGAATTCGCCAAAGAGAACGATCGAATCATCAGAATCCACGCTCCTGAAAGCGCGGAGAATAGGGCAGAAAAAGAGCGCTTGCTTGCGTTACTCAATTCATAATCCAACTCTAACAAAGTCAAAGAGAGGAGGTTGATTCAATGGCAGATGGGTCAATCACAATAGATGCCCGCCTGAACAAAAAGGGCGCAGAATCCGACTTAAAAGCGTTACAGGCAAAGGTCAAGAGCACATCAAAGCAGATTGGTGATTTAGATAAGCAGTTAAATTCCGCGCAAACAAAGCGTAGCGCATTAGGCGACAGCTTAAATCAAGCCCGCAAAAACGCTGATGATACTGCCGTTGCTCTTGAAAAGGTGAACGCACAGCTAGAGAATGCCAAAAAGTCCCATCTTGCTGATATTAAATCGGAATACCCCGGCCTGAGTAATTCAAAAGTGCAAGATGTTCTTAAGTCTCGCATGGAGGGGGAAACCTCTCTCCTGAATCAAAACCAAAAACTCCTTGATGATCTTGAAAAGCAAGATGCCAAAGTTGCTGAGATTGAATCAGATTACAATGCACAAGGCGATGCTATTTCTGGCCTGCAAAAGCGTCATGCAGCGCTTACCGCACAGCTAAATCAAGAAAACGATGCTGTAAATCAGCAAAAAAGTCTAATTCAGCATCTTAGCGGCGAAGATGACATGCAGGCCTATTTTAACAAACAAGCCGATGCCATAGAATCATCTTTTGCCAAAATCGAGAATCGGCAAAATAAAGCGTATGGTACTGTAGACGAATCGGCTACACAGCATGCTGAGAGGATTGTCGCAGAAACACAGAAAGCGGTAAGCGCTCAAGATAAAGCCGCTCAGGCAGCAGAGAGCAGAGCCGCGCGTGAACATGCGGTAGCTGCTAAGTCGCCTAAAGGAAGTTCCGTGCCCGGTTCATCTAGTTCTGCTGGACTACTTTCCGGCAAAATCACCGGATTAAACAAAGCGCTGTCTGGTACCCTCAACAATGCCTTGCGCACGGTCGGGGGTCTCGGAGCGCGTGTCTTTGGTACCCTACAACGGGCCGTAGACGGCTTGCGAGCCAAGCTCACCCAGAGCAGTAAGAACCTCGCTAAATTCCGAAATCGCCTTATGAGCATCGTCTCCGGGGCTTTGGTATTCAACCTGATCTCCGCAGGACTGCGGAAGACCACCGAATGGATGGGTTCCGCCGCGCTCTCCTCGGCCACGCTGAGAGCCGCGCTCGGCAACCTGCAGGGCGCAGCATCCACCGCAGCCGCACCGTTGCTTCAGGCGATCCTTCCGGCTCTCACGGCCATAGCCAACGCAGCAGCAACCGCCTTTTACTACATCGCCCAGCTTGTGTCTTTCCTGACCGGCAAGTCCATAGGGGCGAGCCAGAGCGCGGCCAAAGCGATGGGCAAGTATGCCAAGGCCGCGAAGTCGGCAGGCAGCGCAGCGGACGGCGCACTGGCGAAGTTCGACGAATTGGATGTGCTGGATAAAAACAGCGGCGGCGGTGCGGGAGCCATCACCCCGAGCTACGACTTTAACACAGACAACCCGTTTCTTGACGAAATCCTGCAGGCCATCAAGGATGGGGATTGGTACGGAGTCGGCCAGCTGATCGGCGAGAAGCTGCGCGATAGCCTGAACGCAATCCCGTGGCCCGACATTCAGGACAAAGCCAGAGCATGGGCAACCAACATCGCCAACTGCATCAACGGCTTCATTGAGGTGCCGGGATTGTGGGAAGCCATCGGCCATACTGTAGCGCAAGGCTTGAACACGGCACTCATCTTTGCGGATACGCTCGTGCAGGGCATTCACTGGGACAGCTTGGGTGCGGGAATCGCCAGAGGTCTCACCACTGCGGTGGCAGAGCTCGACTGGCCCCTGCTCGGGCGAGTTTTGACGGACGGAATGCGGGCAGCGATCCTCACGCTTTACAGCTTCGTCCAGACCTACACAGGCTGGGCAGACCTTGGAAATTCTATCGCAGCTTGCATCAATTCGGCCATCGCAAACATTCCATGGATGGAGGCGGGTCTGGGGCTTAGCGGATTCGTTGTCGGCCTTTTGCACACGCTCATCGCAACGGTGCAGGGCACCGATTGGACGGCTCTGGGCCAGAACATCGTCTCGATGATAGGCGCCATTGACTGGGTCGGGATCTTCTCCACGCTTAACACGCTGGCCTTTAGCATTTTGGAAGCCGCCAACAACGTCCTCGGCCAAGTGGACTGGAACGCGGTAGGCGAGAAGGTCAAGGAATGTCTGGAGGCTGTTGATTGGGTTGGCATTTTGTCTCAGCTCGGAGAAATCATAAACAACCTCTGGCCCATGCTAATGACAATCATCGGGGCAAGTCTACTTCCTATTATTGGCGGATTTGTCATCAATTCTGTTTTACCAGAATTGTTAAAACTTGTCGGAATTATGGGTGTTCAGCTTCTCGGCAAAATTGCAGGTTGGATTGTCGGCACAATGCTACCAACTATTCTTAGCGGCCTGACGGCTTTGATTACGGCCATCGTTTCAGCAATCGGCCTATGGCCTGCAACGATTATAGCGGTACTGCTTATTTTAGGCGCTGCCGTCATTGCCTGCCTTGTTGCACATTGGGATGAAATCAAGCAAAAGCTCGGCGAAACTCTGGACAATTTGCAAGAAAAAGTCCATAGTGCCGGTGAAAAAGTCAAGGAAATCTGGAATGGCTTGTGGCTAACTGTCAAGCTGATCGGCATGCAGCTGTGGGAGGATATTACTCAGGGCTGGAACGATTTCTGGACAAACATCGGCACCGCGCTGGACAACGCGGCAGCCGACATCCAGCAGGGCTGGAACGATGCATGGACTGCTGTCTCGGACTTTGTGTCTGACATCTGGGAAGGCATCACGGACACAATCGAGACGGCCATCAACGGCATCATCGGTCTGGTGAACGGCATGATCTCGGCCATTGTTGGCGGCGTGAACGGCGTCATTGGCGTCTTGAACGGTTTCGGCTTCGATGTTCCCGAATGGGCGCAGGACAAGCTCGGCGTAGAGCGGGTCGGCTTCAACATCGACCCCATCACCGCGCCGCAAATCCCCTATCTGGCGCAAGGCGCAGTCATTCCGGCAAACCATGAATTTCTTGCTGTGCTGGGTGACCAGACCAACGGCACCAACATCGAGGCACCGCTGGCAACCATTCAGCAGGCCCTCGCAGAGGTCATGGAGGCCTACACAGGGCAGCAGGACATCACGATCCGCTTTGCCGGAGACCTCGCCCAACTGGCTCGAGTGCTCAAGCCCTATATCGACAAAGAGGAGAACCGGCGCGGAGCCAAGCTGGTCACGGGAGGTGTGTACTGATGTTGATTATTGATGGCGAGAAATTCAAAGTCGATGTCCTCAGCTGCAAGCGCACTGCTGACTTTCTGGACAAGCACGCCAAGCGCACCGAGAACGGAGACCTCAAGCGCGAGCTGATCGGCGTGTATTTCAACTACAAGCTGACGGTCGCGCCGGGCATCGACCGCGCGGAGTATTCCCGGTTTTGGGACAAGATCACCGAGCCGGAGGAGTTCCACACGGTCACGGTCCCGGGCACGGACGGAGACTATACCTTTACGGCGTATTTCTCCAATATCGGAGACGAACTTCTCCTGCAGCGAGAAAAAGCCAATTACTGGAAAGGGCTGACGATCAACTTCATCGCCAAGACCCCCGCCAGATTTTAAGGAGGGTCAGCCCCGATGAGAACCAATACGCGCGTGGAGTTCGGCCTTTACGATGTCACCGCCAGAGGCGACAGCGCCCCGAGCTGCACGACCGCAAAGCCTTTTTGTAATCTGGGCCGTGACCTGTTGCTGGAAAGCGTGCCGAGCCAAAACAAATACGGCACACTGGAAAGCAAGCAGTGGCTCATGGATGGCAGCTTCTCCTTCTTCCCGGAGGTGCCCGAGCAGTATTTCTGGGGGCTTTGGAGCACCACGCAGAGCGACAAGATCGGCGTGTTTGCCGACCCGCCTGTGTTGGACATCACATTCACGCAAGACCACAGCAGCAGCGGCCTCACGCTGCATTTTTACAGCCCGACAGAGGACTGGGCCAGCCGCATCAAAATCCAGTGGTTCAGCCAAGACGGAGGGCTTATCTCTACGGCGCTTTTCTACCCGGACTCGGTGGATTATTACTGCGCCAAGAAGGTAGAGAATTACCGCCGTATTCGCATTCATTTTCTTGAGACAAACCACCCGGGGCGATACCTCAAGCTGGCGGGCATTGATTACGGTGTCTACCTGCATTTTAGCGGTCACGAAATCGTGGAGGCCCATGTTCTGGAGGAATGCGACCCCCTCAGCTCCGAGATCAGCATCAACACGCTGAATGTATCGCTGTACAACAAAGAGGGCCGCTTTTCCATCTTGAATCCCGGGGGTTACTTTGATGTTCTGCAGCATAAGCAGAAATTCACGGTCTGGGAGGATGTCAAGCAGGACGCACGCAGCACAGGCAGCGTGAGTTATTGCATGGGCACATTTTATCTCTCCGACTGGAGCAACAGCGGCGACACGCTGGCGGACTTTTCGGCCGTCGATGCCATAGGTCTGCTGGACGGCGCACCGTTCGATGGGGGCATCTACAACACCACCGCAGCAGAGCTCGCAGAGGCGATCCTGACAGGGTACAGCTACACCTTGGACGAGAGTCTGGCCGCAGAGCGAGTGCAGGGATACATCGCCGCAGGGACGCGCAGAGAGGCCCTGCAGCAGCTCGCATTTGCCATAGGCGCTGTGGTCGATTGCAGTCGAGGCGAACTTATACGCATCGCCCCTGCGCCGTCCAAGGCCAGCGGCATGATTACCTACGACCGCAAGCTGCAGGACGGCAGCAAGGTAACGCTCAATCCGCTGATTACCGCTGTGGCCGTGACCGCCCACCGATACTTGCCGGGAGAGACCACCGAGGAGCTGTACAGAGATACCCTCGACCCGGGCATCTATCGGGTGACCTTCAACGCCCCGGCAGTCGTGGACAGCCTGACCGTCACAGGCGCAGAGCTCACCGAGAGCGGCGTCAACCTCTGCACCCTGACGGTCGCCAAGGCGGGCGAGGTCTGTGTCACAGGCCGCAAATACACTGACAGCACGGTCGTCCTGAGGCGCACAGCGGCGAACCTGCCGCCCAATGCGCAGGACAATGAACTGACCGTGACAGATGCCACGCTGGTAGGCCCGGGCCGCGCAGAAGCCGTGGCCGTGCGGGTGCTGGAGCATTACGCACAGCGATACGAGCAGAACTTCTCCATGGTCGCAGGCGATGAAAAGCTGGCCGACAGGCTCATCATTCAGAGCTTTGGCGGCGAAATGGTGCGAGGGGTGCTCACAAAGCTGGAGTTTGATTTGACCGGTGGCTTTTTGGCAGACGCCAAGGTCATCGGGCGCAGACTTACCAGCAACGCTGGCGCTTATGCTGGCGAAATCCATGCCGGAGAAAGGAGCCTGATCTGATGTGGCAGCAGCCAATCTACGACCGCACCAAAGCGGATGTGTCCGCAGGCGCGGATAAGTGCTATATCAACGCGGCACTGCTGAACCGGCTGGAGGGCAACTCCGCTTATCTGGCAGAACTGCTGGGGCCTAAAATCCAGACCAAGACATGGACCCCGACCGACCTGCTGACACGCAGCGAGATGGAACGCATCCTGCAAAACATTCAGACTCTGCGCGATGCCTACCACACCCTGCCGGGAACACCAGCCCTGCCCGAGGCGCCCAGCACCCTGTACAGCGACATCAACACGATGGAACAGGTGCAGTGGAGCATGTACGAGCTCTGGCGCAGAAACGCACAACGCAGCTACACCGGCGAAATCTGCGCCGGACAGACGATTGGAGTGATCTGATGTACGAGAAAAAGACTTGGATCAACCGCCAGAGCGAACACCCCGCTCGGCGCAAGCTGACCCCGACCGGCAACGATGGCGAGTACGATGTTTCCCGCTCCGAGGGCATCATCATGGAAGATGGCGATGCCTTCGATGCCGACACGATGAACGATCTTGAACGCCGTGTGGCGGCGGGATTCACCGAGCTGGACCCCACAGGCGCAGGCGGCAGCGATGTGACTGTGCAGCCATACACCTGCGAGAAGAAAAACGGTGTATATGCGCTGGTCGGCAACGGCGCAGTAGGCCGTTGCAAGATTCCCGCGTCTTGGGCAGCAGGCGACAGCTTCACGGTCAATGGCGCAGTGGTTCCGGCCTATTGTGGCGCAGACGCAGTGGACGGAGACACCATCGTCAAGGGCAGATGGGTGCTGTTTTTCTACGATGGAACGCAGCTAAATTTTAACGGCGGCGGTGGCCTCAGCACCACGAAGCTGGCACTCGCCACCGCCACCGAGGACAATGTGCTGGCAGGGAATAAGTTCTACGCGGGCGGCAAGACCATCAAAGAGGGCACGCTCACGCTGACAGGCAATGTCACCGCAGACAAGATGCTGGAGGGGAGCAGCGGCTACGCCAATGACGCACACAGCATTGTGGCGGGCAACATCCCGGACAAAACCGGTCAAACTTATACGCTCTCCCCCGGAGGCAAAGTGCAACTGCCCCGTGGGTTTTACAACGGAAACGAAATCAGCGCAAAAGGCATAAAGACAACAGAGGTGTGGCAAAGCTGCCATGGAGGGCAAAACCTCTTCGGTTTCAGCGGCGGTACACTGGTTGGTGTTCAATATGCCGGGAGTCAGTATGCCTCTGACAACATTTTACAGGGCGCGGGCATAAACAGCGGGAGCCAGTATTGGGCGCAATGCGCGTCCGATGCGAGCGTTCGCTTTGTTCTTGCTTATTATTGATAAGAGGTGAAACCATGGCAGAACCAATCGTAATCAACGCCGAGACGCGAGAAATTACAGTCCCCGAGGCAGAACGCGCTTTCGGTGTGGCCGGTGAGCGCAAGGTCGAGGTCAAGCACATTCGCATCGAGGGACGCACCGTAGATGGCACCGACCTCACGCAGGGCTTTTCTTGGAAAGTCAGCTGCGAAAATGCAGGCAAAGAGCTCTGCGCCGACCTGATCGATGGCATTGTTGCCGATGCAGGCAATATCGAATTTGACTGGATCGTAGGCGCGGCACCGATGGCGTACAAGGGCACGATGCACTTTGCTGTCTGCGCCGTGCGCGTGGATGCAGCGGGCAATATCCTGCAGGAATGGCACAGCAAGCTGGGCGCGGGCGATGTTGCCAATGGCATCGAGGCCACCGTCCAGAACATCGGCGGGCAAGACCTGCTGGCGCACATCCAGTCCATCACGGCAGCCGCCCAGCAGAACGCGGCAGCCGCGCAGAGAGACGCCGCCGCTGCCGCCAAGAGCGCCGAGGATGCGGCCAACAGCGCAGGCGCAGCCGCCAAGAGCGCCAAGGATGCTGATAACACGGCCAAGGGCATCAAGGATTCTATGGAGCGGATTGCCGAGAATACTAAAGCCGTTAGTCAGCTAAAGAAAGATAAGCTGGATAACCCAGCTAATCCTGTGGTTGGGCAGATTTTGCTGGTGAAGTCTATTGACGAAACTGGCAAAATCGTGCTGGAGACTGCGGCTGGCGACGTGGATGTGCAGTTTTCCAACGGTACTGTGCAATTCAGCATTGCAAAGTCGAAATAAACTATAGGAGGACAATTTAATGCGTTGTGTCAACACCAAACCCGTAGGCACTGACCCCAAGACCGGCAAGCAGTTGGTCGAGGCGATGATTATTGCCGACACAGAACCCGAAAATCTGCCCACCACCGGCGAGGGCATTATCGGCATGAGCGAGAGCGAAGTTTTCGCCCCGTTCAGCCTGATTTATGTGCTGGCTGAGGATGCCAAGCACAAAATCTACATTGCCGGTGAAACGGGTCAGTTCATCGGCCAGTAAGGAGGCGGCATCATGCAACTTTCTGATGTAGTGCGCATCGCCCTCATTTTCAGCGAGGATGCCAAATGCTATGCAAAAAAGCTGGCCGGGAGCATCGACCTGAGCGGCAAGGCCGACAAGAAAAAGCCCAGCAAAGCGGGCAACCTTGCGGCTCTGGATGCCAACGGCAACCTCGCAGACAGCGGCAAGGCCGGGGCCAATGTAGCCGTTAAGGCCAAACCCAGCAAGGCGGGAAACCTCGCCGCGCTGACCGCTGACGGCTCCCTGTCCGATTCCGGGATTGACCCGGCTACCAAAGCCGACCTGCAGGACGGCAAGACCAAAACCGCCCAGATGGCAAAGTCGTTCACGTTCGATAAAACGACTGTGAAATTCAACTACTAATCGGAGGTGCAACACCTATGGCAAACAAAGTTTTTATCGACAACATCCTTGACCCCGCAACCGGCGATCAGGGCTTTTTCCTCGGCATGAACACCGACCAGTGCTACCCCGGCATGGATTTGAGCCTGAAGTTCGCGGAGGAAATCAAGGGCTACACCAGTGTGTGGAAGTGGATTCAGGCCCGCATCAAGGCTGGGAACTTCTACGGCATCCATGTGGGCGACTACATCCCGTTCAACTGCACGAACAGCGCCAAGACCCGCATCGTGGCTGTCGTGGCGGGCATCGACACCTACTACAAGTACGGCGATCAGCAGGTCGGCCACCACATCGACTTTATCTCCAAAGACCTGTGGCCCACCTATATCCAGTACAATCTCGCCAACTTCAACAACGGCCTGATTCCCGTGGAAAAGCTGTCTGGCGATGGCAGCAAGACCGAGTTTGTGCTGACGAAACAGATGGACAGCATCGACAACATCATTGTGGGCAGCGATCAGGTCACCGGCTATACCTATGACGCATCCACCTTTACCGTCACATTCGATGAGGCCCCCGCCGCTGGCACGAACAACATCACCGTGACCGGCAAGGGCGACAAGCACCCGTGGCTGTGCTCCCATCTTTATGCGTTCCTGAACTCCCTCAAGATGCGGGTGCCCAACGGCACGGGCAAAGACCCCGCCGTTAAACAGGTGGATTACAGTCAGGGCGGCGTATACTACTTCCTGCCCGCCGAACTCAAGGCTGTTATTGCCAACAAACGCGCCTTGCTGGGTGAGCGCTACTCGGCCAGCGGTCTGCTGAACAGCGACAATAGCTGGTCGTGGACGAACCTCGGCAATCTGTGGGTGCCTACCGAGATGGAGGTCTGCGGCGCTCCTGTTTGGGGCGGCAACGGATGCCCCAACGGCGGGTTTGTCCAGTACCCCATCTTTGCCCACAACATGAACCGTATCAAGGGCCTCGGTGATGGTGGTGGCCGTAACGCCTGGTGGGAGCTTACCCCTAACTCCGGCAACTCCTCCGCCTTCTGCGATGTGGGCACCAACGGCTATGCGACCGGCAGCAACGCCTCCAACACATGGCTGTCCGCGCCCGTCTGCTTCCGAATCTCGTAAATCTCCTACTAATATCCCCGCGCCCCTTGTGGGCGCGGCATCAGGTGAACCATGAGTAACGTATTATCCCGATTTCGTAGCATTTCTGAAATGGAGTTCTACAAGAACGCCGTGGAACTGCGCTGCGCCCTGTCCGGCTTTGTTATGCAGGAAAAGTATATTCCCAAGAAATGGCGACCCATTCTCGCTTATCCTACCGTGAATCTGCTGAATACGATGATGGAGCACATCATCGCCGCAAACGGCATCTATCCGTACAGCGGCGGTAAACTCGACCATGAGCTTTTGCACCGCCGCAAGGAATTGCAGGCGCAGGCCGTGGCTGACTGTGAGGCATTGTTTGATCGCTTGCAATTCATCATGGATGAGTTTCATTTTTCCCGGCTGAACACCGGGCTTGACATGGGCATTGCGCCGCAAAAGGAACTGCCCGCGCAGTTGGTTTACATTGGCACCCTGTTAGAGCGTGAGGAAACGCTGTTGAAAGACTGGCGGCATAATACGAAATTCCCGGACACTGCAAAATTCAAGCCGAAAGCATCCCTACCGAATGGAGATGCCCGGTATCAGACACCAATGCAGATCGCCTACACACCCAAGGCGCTGCCTATGGTGCCCACTGTAAACGATTCAAGCGTGATGGCCGCAAAGGCAGCAGGGATAAACTATCATCATTATCCCCGTTGACCGCCATCGGGTCGATAGCTGTATAAAAGAGCCGTAACAACTGGTGGGAGCTTACCCCTAACTCCGGCAACTCCTCCAACTTCTGCAATGTGAACAACAACGGCAATGCGAACAACAACAACGCCTCCAACACATGGCTGTCCGCGCCCGTCTGATTCCAACGAGAATCCTCGGCCAGTATTAAAGTAGGTTTGCTGGGCTAATCAATAGGCAGACCGAAATCCGAGCCTTATCATCATTGGAAGGAGTTATCGACCCTCCCGCAGTAGCGGGTAAATAGGTATCTTGACGCGATCAGCCGGACGCTTCTTGCATGGCCCGTGACGGCGACAACAGGCTAAACTACCGTGCGCCACACGGCAGATGGCCGAGTACCGGGTTTCATGGCTGGTATCGCAAAGAAGTACACAACAGCGCCCCTACAATAACACTTTGCGAGGTACATTCCGAGATGACATCACAAGAGCGGCACGAGGCCCGTTATCAGCGCCGCAAGGCGGCGCGGCGGGCAAAACACCGCGCACGAATAGCACAGTACGATAATTTTGATAAGGTGGCAGACGTATCCTCGCTGGTAGATGCCAACTATAACGCTCGCAAGGGTGTTATGTGGAAAGCCAGCGTTGCCCGATACAATGCCCGTTATTTCAAAAATTCAATCAAAATCCACAAAACCCTCATGCGCGGTGGCGACACCCGCAGAGGGTTTTATCATTTTGGGATTGTAGAGCGTGGCAAAAAGCGGGCCATCCACAGCCTGCACTACTCTGAGCGTGTTGTACGCCGATCTGCCTGCACAAACGCTCTAGTGCCGATTCTGTCCAGCAACTTGATATACGATAACGGCGCAAGCCTTGAGGGCAAGGGCATCAGCTTTGCAGTCAAGCGGTGCGCTGTGCATCTGCATGAGTTTTACCGCGAAACAGGCGGCAATGACGGATACATCCTGCTCATCGACTACCGTGCCTTTTTCGACAACATCAATTTGGATAATCTCAAGCATAATGTGATTGACCGCCATATCCTCGATCAGCGGCTCAATGCTCTGGCGAAAAATTTTGTTGACGCGCCGAATCTTGAACGCATCAAATACGGCCAGCCGACAAAAGAAAATGGTCTGTATATCGGCCCGGAGGATAGTCAGATTTTTGCTATCGCCTACCCAAACAGCATTGACCACACCATCAAAGACCAGTGGCGGCAGCGGTGGTTCGCCCGCTATATGGACGATTCCTACATCATCAACAAATCGAAAGAACTGCTGATAGAGTTTCGCCGCCTGCTGTTTGGGCTGTTCGCTGAAAAGGGCATTATCCCGAACCCCAAAAAGACGCAAATCGTCAAGCTGCGCCGTGGTTTTACCTATTTGAAAACTAAATTCACCCTGTTACCCAACGGCAAGGTTTTACAGCAGCCTTGCCGCGAAAGCGTCATCCGGGAGCGCCGCAAAATCAAGAAGTTTTTCAACTTTCTGCAGGCGGGGCTTATGACGATGGAACAGATTCTCCCCTCTTATATGTCGTGGCGCGGGTCGCTTTTCAAAAAGCAGGCCCGCCGTTCTGTTCATTGCACCGATTTGCTGTTCTATAAGCTCTACGGCATCATGCCGTGGAAGATAAAATCCAAACGAAAATCGAAAGCGAGGCACATTCAATGGAAAAATCTCTTGAACGCATCGACACCATCAATGCCGAAATCACCGCCCTTAAAAGCCTGCTGACCGATACCGACTATAAGGCTCTGAAACACGCCGATGGCGTTATGAGCGCCGAGGAGTACGAGCCCATCCGCCAGCAGCGCGAGGAGTGGCGCGGCAAAATCAACGCGCTGGAAACGGAATTAGCTACAGCTGCACAAGAGTTTGATGCGGAGATGGCCAAGGTAACCGCTGCGCAGGTAAAGGAGGGCTGAGAATATGAGACTTTCAAATGGTGAGGTGTTGCTGGCGTGGCCTCTGGCCCAGCACATCATCACACAAGGATGGTTTTACAACGATGGCAGCCTGCACCGGGCCATCGACCTGCGCACGCAGCTCGGCAATACCAGCACACAGCCGGTATACGCTGCCGAGGATGGCACCGTAGATCAGGTGCAGGACTGGGACGGCCACACCAAAACCGGGATGCAGAGCTATGGCACAATGGTGCGCATCAAGCACGCGCCCTACGAAGGAAAGCCCCTGCAGACCCGATATGCGCACCTGAGCAGCTATTGCGTTAAACTGGGCCAGCAGATCAAAGAGGGTGACCTCATCGGCTATAGCGGCACGACCGGAAATGTGTTCGGAGCGCATCTGCACTTTGAAGTGATCCTGAACGGCAGCCGCACGAATCCGCTGGTGTGGCTGGACAGCGATTTCACCACGGCAAGCGGGCAGGTGTTTACTTACCGGACCGGAGAACACGCTGTGGAAAAACCCGCAAACGCTACACAGCCCAGCGGCGAGGAAGTGCTGATTGATGTATCCTACCATCAGGGCGTCATCGACTGGGCAAAGGTTCCCTACCGCGCCATTGTTCGCATCGGCTATCGCGGCTACGGCACCGGAAAACTGATGAAGGACGAGCAGTACGATGCCAACCTTGCGGGGGCGAAAACAAGCGGAAAGCTGTTCGGCTTTTACTTCTTCTCGCAGGCCATCACGGTGGATGAGGCCCGGGAGGAGGCAGACTTCTGCGCAAGCCTCGCCCCGACCGGCTACCCCTTGTTCTTCGACAGCGAATGGGGACACACAACCAAGACCGGCGAGCACGATGGCCGCGCCGACAACCTGACGAAAGACCAGCGCACGGTAATCGCAATGGCATTTTGCGAGAAAGCCAAAGCGCATGGATTCACGGCTGGCATTTACACCTTCACAGCGTTTGCAAGCGCGAACATCGACTACGCCTACCTGTGTGAAGATTACATCGGCTGGTTGGCCGACACGCGCACGAACTACGACAAGACGCTGCCGCGCTACATCCACCAGTATGGGCAGACCGCAAAGGGTGGTGTGCCGGGCATCACTGCCGTGGTTGATTTGAACCATCTGGTCAAGGCCCTGCCTGCGGTGGACAAGCCCGCAAACAAGCTGCAGGTCATCACGGTAGGGCCGGTATCGCAGGGGGACGCAGATGCGATCTACCTGCTGTGCAAGGAACGCGGCCTGACCGATGCCGGGTTGTACAAAAGCTCGTGGGCATAACAAGGGGGTAAAACCATGAAAAAACTGTTTATTTCCCAGCCGATGCGTGGCAAGACCGACGAGGAAATCCTCAAAGAGCGCAAGGTGCTGATTGCCGATGTGTACATGAAAACCCATGAGGAAATCGAGGTCATCGAATCCTTTTTTGAGGGCGCCCCGGCTGACGCAACGCCGCTGTGGTATCTGGGCGAAAGCCTCAAGCTGCTGGGCACCGCTGATTTTGTGGTGTTCGCCCCCGGCTGGCAGGATTATCGCGGATGCCGCATTGAACACGATGCCGCCGTAGCCTACGGCATCCCCATTGTGGAGGTGTAAATCCGATGCAGTCGTGGAACATCGTCATCACTTCCCCGTGGCAGGTCGTGACAGCTGTTGTCGCCGTAGCTACGGCATTTACAGCCATTGATAAAGCATGGGACACCCTGCTGGCGAAATGGAAAAAGCACAAAGCCCCTGAAGAAGCCCAGAACGCAGAAATCAGCGCCCTTAAAACACAGATTCAGCAAATCACTCCCCGGCTGGATGCCGTGGAGGGGCAGTTGACTGCGATGGGCAAAACGGTCAACGACCTACACACAGGGAATCTGGCGGTGCTGCATGATCGGATTTATCAGATGTGCCGCCTGTGCATCAAACGCGGGTACATCACCGAGGATGATCTGAACAATCTGAAATACTTATACGACAGCTACCACAGTCAGGGTGGCAACGGAACAGGCACGGAACTCTATAAACGGGCCAAGGCGCTGCCCATCCGCATCGAAACCGAGTAGGGAGGACTAATTCATGGACGACGAAAAAATTACCACTACCGAGGATACCACCGCCAACACATCCCCGGTGCAGGATTTTTGGAAAAACCTTGCAGCGCTGCTCAAGGTGAAAACCATCATCACGCTGGTTATCATCGCGGTGCTGGCTGTGCTGTCCATCAATGGGAGCATCGAGCCGGACAAGTTTCTCACTATCGCCACGATGGTAGTGGCGTTCTACTTTGGCACTCAGAGCGAGAAAAAGCCCTGAGCGCTGACCGACACACAAACTGACACTTGAGCGGGCATCCTATTTGCGGGATGCCCGCTTTTTTCGTTGCATCGCAAAATATTCCATGTGACACTTTTGCTGACACTTGCCCCGGAAAGTGTCAGTCTGTCAGATTTTCGGCTGACACGCGCTGACGCGGTTTTGCTGTGTGTCAGTGGGTTTGTCATGTTGATTTTCAGCGATATATCATCATATTATTTCTATATATGACACTTCTGACACTTAAAATATAAAAAGATAATATATGGTATAATATACACCCAAAAACGCCATAACGCCCATGTATGCAAGTGCGCATACGCGCGCGTGCGCGAGAGTGTCACAGGATAGCAAAAAGCCCATCGGCGGATTTCATGGTCTGCCGATGGGCTTTTTTCATTTGGGATGCTTTTCAATTTTTTCCTCTACCGCGTCCATGATATAGCGGTTTAGGGATGTGCCTGCCGCCGTTGCCGCCTCCCGCCAGCGCTCTTTTGTGCCTTTGGGTGTCCTGATCTGAATGCTGTCAGTCTTTTCGCCGAGGTATTTTTGGGATGCTGCTTTCTGCGCCTCCGTGTATTTTGCGCCCATTTGGGGTACACCTCCTATCTAAAATATGATACCATATATAGATATATGCTTGCTATATACATATTGCACAATGCTGGCCCCGAAATTCGCCCGAATCTTTGTTAGGTCTGCATATTGCGTATATAGCAAGCATATACTATAATAGAATCATCGAAAGAAACAAGGCAACGCACAGGAGGACATCAAAATGAAAGCGACCCGCACACGTTCCGGCACCTACCGTGTGGAACTCACCTATACCGAGGCCGAAATCCTCTACGGATACAGCACCAAGTATATGTATCTGGGCACGGCCCTCAAGATGCCCAACGCCAAAGCTGGCATCGTGATTTGGGTCGATAACAAGTTTGAGATCATCCACGACCTGAACGCTGCCGAGCCTGAGTGCCCGTATGAAGATTGAGGAGGTAAGTCATGAAAATAACCTGCATTGACGACGCAAGGTCTTATGAGCGTGTTCTTTACGCTCTCCGATCTTTGCCGCAAGGCAAAGCCGTCCGTAGTTATGTGGACGATGTCAAGCGGGATTTGCGAGCATTCTACCATCGCCCCGATGGATGCGTCAAAATCATCACGGCTGACTACGATAGTGGATGGCAGCTTATCACTTTGACTGCTAAGACAAAAGAGGATGCCGATGCCGAATTTAACGCTCTCTATTATCGGGATTGCGCCCCATCGCCGTATGACTGTACAGGTCAAATGTTCACCGTTTTCTACAAGTTGTTCAAGCGCAACGGGCGCTGGATGGCATACCATCACTTCGCTATGGACGTTTAAGGAGGAAAACACCATGATTAACAACGAAACAATTATTTACGAGCTGTGCAACAAATATCAGTGGTTCACCTGCGGCAGTGTCCGCCAGTACGAAAAAGCACTGACAATGGCAAAGGGCGGTGTTCCCATCACGGAGCTGGCCCGCGTCATCTGGATTTGCAGTGATGAGGTTCCATATTTCGACATCCTGACCGCAATCAGCACATCCGGTTATACCGAGAACAAAAATAAGGAGGAGCAGGTCGATGAATAACACGAACACTGTAATTGATGAGGATGACAGCGGAAAGGTGCGTTATAAGGATTTACGCTGTGGTGATATGTTTGAATATGGTAAGAATAGCGACTTTTACATGAAAACGTCCGAGGGTCGTCTCCATCTTGCGACTGGAATTGTTGAACACATGGATGATTGCATTTTAGTGCTACCTAAAAATGCTTTACTGATAAGAAAAAACTAACACAGTTTATAAGGAGGTTTTTCCCATGAAATACTACCCCATCGACGAAAGCGCGGCTCGCCGCGCCAAACAGGCAAACAGCCTCAGCGATTATGTTGAGGGATCAGCGACCAGCGAATACCGCCGAGAGGTTGATCGAGCGGCTACACTGGCGGAGGAGTGCAAGAAAGGCAAGACCGAGGCCCAGCAGGATAAGATTGACTACCTGCTTGACCGCTATGCCCGCCGACTGGCCGACAATATGAACGCATCAAATCGCAACCGGGCGTCTTGCCCGTCTGTCATGGTCGCCGGATGGTCTAACTTCCCCGTGCGTAAGAAGCAGCAGCAACTCTCCCGTGACGACACCCTCATGCGGGAATGGCGGGATATTCAAGGCATCCTTGACCAGATTCGGGCTGTGGGGCACGGCGGCATCAGCGGTATGGATGCCGATGCGCGGGAGCGCGTACAGGCAAAGCTCACCGAGCGCGAGGCCATGCAGGAAAAGATGAAATCCGTAAATGCGTACTGGCGCAAGCACGGGGTGCTCGTAGGCTGTCCGGAGCTTTCAGATAAGGAAGTTGCCCGCCTCATGGCATCGATCTCTCAGAGCGCGTCTACGGGGCGTTCTGAGCCGCCCTATCCGCGATGGGCATTGGATAACAACGGCGCTGAAATCCGCCGCCTGCGCTCCCGCCTCGCCGTGCTGGACGCGCAGCAGGCGCAGGGCGATTCAGAGCAGAACTTTTCGGGTGGCATTCTGCGCATTACCCCGGAGCGGGTGCAGTTGGTTTTTGATGATAAGCCCGCCGCCGAGATACGCGATATTGTCAAGCAGTGGGGTTTCCGCTGGGCGCCGTCACAGGGCGCATGGCAGCGGCAGAATACCGCCAACGGCAGATACGCGGCAAAGCAGGCCATCAAGGCCATTGAGGAGGTCGCACAGTGAAAACCGGGAAAGCTATTAAGTGCTGTCCGCTTTGCGGTGGTCGTATCGTTGTCAGTGTCCTATATCAGTGTTCGCTTGACTATGTAATGCGGCAAGATGGGACAATCGGCAATCGGAGCAGGCGCGGCAAGAGTGGCCCTATGGATGCAAGCATTGCCGCCTGTGAGAACTACCGAGCCTGCGATGCCCGGTGGGAAGTCGATGACTTTTTTGTTGACAGTGATAGGCGCTTTTGGGACTATAAATATAGCAAGGAGGATGGCTGATGCCCTATTACAGCATTGAATACCATGGCAAGGCCACCGTATGGGCCGAGAATGTGCAGGCAGCAAAGGATGCGTACACCGATGACCCGTCCTGCGCTGGCCCAGATGAAGAATTTTATATCGATCATGTAGAAATGGTCGATGATGACGAGGAGGACAACTGAAATGGTTAAATACATCAAAGGCGACGTACTAAATTGCAAGGCTACACTTGTAGCGCATCAAGTGAATGCGTTCGGAGTGATGGGCGGTGGTATTGCGGCGGCAATCTGGCCGTTGCTGACCCCGGAATCTCAGAACGCCTATGTGGAGAAATGCCGCCACAACGCAAAGCTCCCTGTAACGGAGTGGATGGGTAGCATCCAGATTTTGGACACAAAGCGCGAGGAACTGAAAATCTGTAATCTGTTTACGCAGTTCCCCGCCCCGGTTGATGGGTCGTTTGATTTGACCGCCTACAACTATCTGCGGCAGGCGCTCGACCTGCTGAGGGTCTATGCCGTATTCAATGATTATGACATCGTGGGCGTCCCGGCCCGCATCGGATGTGGCATTGCTGGCGGTGACTGGGACAAGGTTCAGCGTATCATTCACGATGTCTACGATGATTCCGGCATTACGATGCTGATCGTGGATAATCAATAATTCTCTTTGCATAGCGCCTGCAGGGCATCCTGTGGGCGTTTTCTTGTACATATATGCTTGCTATATACATTTTGCACAACATATCCCGCCATTTTTGCCCGAATCTTTAGCGGCTTTGCCTATTGTATATAGCAAGCATATACTATATACTAGAATCATCGAAACAAACAGCATCTAGGAGGACAACAAAATGGAAAGAATAGTCCTTGCAACCTATATCAGAGAATCCACCCTCTGGAAAAATGCAAACGCCTTTTATAAGGCCACAGACTGGGTAAAGATGGAGTGCATCTTTCAGGATTTTTCCGAGGATCGGAACGGTAACGGCGAGGTTATATATCGCGTCACGAACACCGAGACCGGCGAGGACATAACAGATTACTATTATCGGGATAGATTTGTAATCGCCCTCACAAATAAATACGGCAACAGCACTTGCTATAGTTTCGATACCAGAGATGAGGCAAATGCCTTTTTCAAAACGATTATGTCAGATAAGATTCTCGGCAACTTCAAAAAAGTATCTAAATAAAGGGTGTCTACGGGAACAGTCGCCGTGCGGGGGCATTTTTATATAAGGAGGTCTATATAATGAAATTTGAACAGAACCCTAAACGCTGTTATATGTGTAACAAGGCATTTTCGCAAGCTATAAAGCCCATTCCAGTTATAGGTGGAAAGTGTGCGCCCGGTTATATTTGCCCAACTTGCTATAATAAATTATTTAGGAGGGATAAACAAGAATGATGAAAAAGACCCGGAAACGCCGCCCGGCGCTGATGATGGCAGGCTAGAGAGGAAAGCTAAAAGATGATGTATGATTGGCAATTTGAGCCGGATGCAGTGGACATCGCGGCAAACAACGGCTACGACCTCGGATTAAGAGGCGGTGAATCCTACAAAACAGAGAATCAAGCAGTCTGGCACGGTAAACGATGGATGATGCAGCACGGCAGAACAGGAACAATCGCAGCGGTTCCAGCAATCGCCCCTGACCCGTATTGCATTACAGAATGGTGAAAAAATCAGAGCATTGAAAGAGGTGATTTCCAAATGACCTATTGCGCAATTCGTCCGGGGCCGTATGATGCTGGGGCATACATCACGGAATCCAACAATCTTCGTACCCTAATACGGGCTACAACGCGGGCTGTGGGGCAAAGCGGAGAGGCGATGATATATAAGACGGAGGATTTGAGTGTCGTTCATGTTTCACCGTCCGGCACACAAGTCCACCGCCCAAAGGATGGAGTATTCCCTGTCGCTATCAAACACGCGCATCTTGGCTGGATAGATGTCAAAGTGGAAAAATAAGAAAAGCCGGAGGCATTACGCCTCCGGCATTTTTACCGTAAAAACAAACACCGAACAGCCAACAACTATCGTTATCAGCGGTTCGGATGCTCGTACAATGGTGGAGGATGGGGGACTCGAAC